GTACTCTTGGCACGATTTTAGCTATCCCTGACAGCTTAAAGTCGATACCAATCTGCACCATGTCATTCACAACTTTCTTAAGTCGTGGTGAACCCATATTGAAGAATGCAACAGCATCATCGATGGTTTTCGGGAGAGATAGACCGAGAACGATTGTCCGGACTTGTGATGAGAGTTTACCGAGCGGTTTGTTTAATTCCGCAAGGTTTCTCCATCCAAACCCGAAAGCTTTAAGAAGCTCGGATAGTGTAAGTTGGTATTTAATACCAAATTGCACCAGAGCAGGGAGCAGATTTTGAGCTGCCGCCATCTCTTTCACGGGAACTGGACTGATATCAGTCCAAACCCCATCTGGAGCGATATATATAGTCCGTTTTGCGAACTCTAGACATCGCCCAGTATCTGAAAGTAATGACTTATAGAGGTTAACCTCCATTCCCATCTCTTTCAAGAGTTGCAGATAGGCATCCGCAACCCTTTTATCCGCAATCACTAAGTCATCCCCTAAGACGGCATATTCTGTGAACCAAGTTCCCAGAGGTACCGCCTTAGCCCGAATGGCTGCGATTTGCACCAGTAGGTGATGAGTAAGTGCTAGCATGGCCCATGAGCTGTAAGCACCCATAGGTTGGCCAGTGGCGTATTGATAATTACCATGGTATTTATCATACCCCAGTTGGTGGAATCCATAGGATCTTCCAACCAACAACTTAGCCCAAGACTTTGCGAACTCTTCAGAAATAAGGTACGTAAGTACCATGATCTGAAGCCGCAGAGGTAGTCTATCGGTTGCTGCCGTCAAATCAAGAGAATACAATTCTTTTGGTTTTCGGGATAGCAACGCCTTCAGAGGAGCATCCTGCTCAAAAGTTCCGTCCTGCGGGATGGATCTTAAGCACGTAAAGATGAATCGATGTAGGGGATACAGGGCCCATTGGGTCCAGGCATCCACCATAGCAAAGATTCGAACTTTACCAGCAGGTTCCTCTTTAGCATGAAGTTTTCCTAATGCCCCGGTTTGACCCGGAAGCATTAAGCCATTTTCCTCAGCAAAATTAATTAGCTGAAGAAGAGGTTCATGATTCACATCATGAAGGATCTTCATGAATGCAGTCCACAATGGTGGTCTATTCCGTAGAGCCAGCAGAGCTTTATAAAGATTGTGAGGGTGAGTCGAATAATTCGATGCACCGAACACAGGTTCTTTAATCATCCCTGGTGAGGCTTTCCAGATTATGAAAAGGGGTCTCCCCCCTTGCATACTCTCGAGCGCATTTCTGCGTTTCAAGAATAAATCCAAGATCGATGGAAGCATTGGCGCCACCGAGTCGAAGACAGACACGTCTCCTGAGAAAGGAGCAGTGATAGTCGAGAGGTTCGGTGTACCGGGAAATTTAATCTCCCGATACACGTTAAGGATACATGAAACCAATTTCATGGTTCTAGTATCACCTCGTCGAATCTCGTATCTGAGTGTTCTAGGGATAATTCGGGGTAAACCCGCATTATTCCGAGAAACTCTAAGTTTTGCAACTTTTGCAGTATCGGGGGTCAAATGACCACCGAGGGACTGTTGAAAGATAACAAAACACCCTTTCAGGTACAGAGTCAGGCCCTTAAGGCCTGATCTATTTCTTATGTAAACCAATCGGTTGACCATTAGAAACACTGCAAGCACTTTACTTTTTCGGAGCACAACTCTACATGGCGAAGCCATCGCTTTGATGACTTTAGCCAGTAGAGGTCGAGCTTTTACACTCAACATGGCATTAACGTTCCCAGCAATAGCTGTCGGTAGTCTACCGAAGTGATTGAAGATATTAATTTTAAAATTATTATTCATTGATCACTTAGTCACGGTATTAAACTGGTTCTGCAATATCCTTATGGGGGGTCATTGAGGTCACATCGTCCTGGTCTCCAGACGAGTCACTCTACCACACCCACTTAGGAATATTATCTTGCGCCTTCCAGCAGGGTTGTCCGCCTTTTGGGCGGCCTGCCTTCCGGTATAACCGCAAGAGCTGCAGGATACAGCCGGTACGCGACGCCGAGCGATTTCTTTCAGAAGAGAGGTATCTTATGCTTATATTTCGTCGTCGACAAGTCGACTTCAATAAGTCACACGTCCTCTAACCGAAATGCATAAATGCACTCCAGAAGAACATCCTACTCGAGAACAGCTGCCGCTATACCGTCTTCTTTCGAAGCCGATGGCAATTGCCTGAGGCAGAGTAAAGAATACTCTGGTTAAACTTCGGTTTTCCCCTGTTAAGGGGAGCCGCAGCCAGTAAGTAGAATACTTGGAATTGCTTCCATGTAGAATTTCTCAAGTTTGTAATAACTTATCCTTTCTGATTCTCACTCCGTTAACGGAGTACAGAAAGTATTCGGTACATCACAGCTTGAGTACTACGCCGATTTCTGGCATCAAGTAATTAATCAATTCTGATTAAGTAATTAAAACCAAAAAGGTCTACTTTGCCTTTTGGAGATCCGACTCAACCGTGCATTCGCACGTACACATTTAAGTGAAGCTGAGTGGGCCTGAGTAAGGTTCACCCAAGGAGCAGTTCTAAAA